GGATCTGTAGGTAGAGTAATCTCTTGACACAGGTTACTCATATTCACCTTGTCTTTGAAAGATGAATGAGAGTTACAGTGATCGATATTCATAATGTAAATACGACCTGTCTCTGATCTCTCTTTCAATAGAGAAAGAATTATCTCCTGTGCGGAGACAACAGTCTTAGGGATGGTTTCGTCTGATTCGTATCTGGTGTAAAGATCGTCAAAGCTATCAGTGCCAAAGGCATCATAAAGACCAGGCACGTCATGAGGACTGAATAGACTGATCGTTGCATCTTGAATAAACCTCTTATAAAATAACTCAGAAATTTGAATGCTGTAGTCTAGTTTACGGACACGATTATCCTCTGTCCCTTTATTATTTTTTAAGACAAGGATGTCTTCTATTTCTTGGTGCCAAATGGGGAAGTGGACAGTCGCTGATCCACCACGGATGCCATTTTGAGTGCAACATCTGACAGTGCTTTCAAACTTTTTGAGGAACGGGACAACACCTGTGTGCTGCACTTCACCCCCACGGATTTTGCTGTTGATGCCACGGATTCTGCCTGCGTTAATCCCGATTCCAGCCCTTTGAGCAACGTAGTAACCAATAGCCATGTCACTGCTAAAGATGCTATCGAGGGTGTCATCAATATCAACAAGAACACAGCTAGCAAATTGCCTAAGGGGAGTCCGCACACCTCCCATGATAGGGGTGGGGATGTTGATTTTGTGCCTTGAGATTGCGTCGTAGTATTTTTTGACATAAGTTAGTCTGCTATCAAGAGGATAGCGTTGAAAAAGTGTAGCAGCGATCATGATATACATCTGCTGTGGTGTTTCATACACCTCACCAGACGATCGATCTTGTACGAGATATTTATCAACTACTTGTCGAATACCTGCATATGTGAACAAATAATCTCGATCATAGTCAACCATGTTGTTGATCTCGCCCCACTCCTCCTCGCTATAAGCGTCTAGAAGGGCAGGGTCATACAGTCCATGATCAATACAGTCTTTGATGTGCTGATACAAATGTGGATGTGAGTCTGGATGGTTGTCATAGACTGCTTTCCTAAGAGAAAACAGGAGCAAACGTGCTGCGACAAACTGATAGTTTGGTGCGTCCAGAGAAATCAAATCGTTTGCAGACTTGATAAGAATCTCTTGGATGTCATTAGTTTTGATGCCGTCAAAAAATTGAATGTTAGCATTCATTTCGATGGCAGACTCGGAGACTCCTCCGATGCCTTCACATGCCATCTCGACCATCTTATGAATTTTTTCTAAGTTAAGTGACTCAACACTGCCATTACGCTTGACGACGTTGGTGCTCATACCTTTTTCCAGAATGTTAGTTTTACTTTTGCTTCGGCACCCTTAAAGGTGTTACGTTTTACGATCTCTTTAACGTCATGACCTGCTAGGTGCATGTCATTGAGATCTTTTTCTTTAATTGTTTTAGGGAATATCACTACAGGATATCCTTTATCAATAGTATTACTTATTTTATCAACGATCTCCTTGTTTCGTGGTTCGTTGTCGAAGACGAATACAAATTGATAATCGAAAGTGCTGTAGTCAACATCACTACCACACATAGCAATAGCATTTCCAAGGAAATAACTGTCGAATGGTCCTTCTGTGACATATACAATCTCATCTTTGTTGATACGATCTAGTCCAAAGAGTTTAGTCTTATCTTTGTTGAAGATACATGTGATATATCTTAGCACACTTTTAGGTGCTAGAGACCTACCTTGTATTCCAAACCAGTTACCATCCACATCGATGAGTGGGATGATGATTCTTGGTTGGTCATTCTTCAAACTCTCAAAGTAGTTTGGACTTTGTTTGTTGACCCATGCTTTAAACTTGTCAACATAATACAGAGAATAGAATGCCTCTGCAGGTAGTTGCCTCTTTGTTAAATACTCTCTTGCGGGATGCTCATTATTTAGACTAGCAATCGATTCCAGACCTGTTGGCTTACTAGCAAAGTAAGGCTTTGCTGACAGGTCAGGTAGCACGTCTTTCTTCTTAGGTTTCTTATACTTTTCTAAGAGATATTCTGAGTATAAGTCTGATGCCTGATCCTTTAAGAAGGTAGAAAGAGACTTAGAGATACCACAGTTGTGACATTTATAAACGTAATCATTATTGCGGACAAAAAAATACCCCCTCGCTTTACTCTTATAGCGTTGGGAGTCACCACAATAGGGACACCTAAAGTTGTAGGTGCGTCCTTGATGTTTGAATTTTTCTAACCTGACACCAACACGATCAATGTATTGGGTATCAATGTAACTCATCCAAGTCGGTGTATCTCTCCGACCATCATACTGGATTGTTGCTCAGGTGTCAACACGTTACCTAAAATTTTCTGGCCTGCAGGAGACACTACGAAAGAAATTACTGTGAGGGCACCTGCGATAGTCCACATTTTCTTCTCCATCATACGGAGTCTGTTGTCTACCAGACGGATGTCTCTCTCACATCCTTTCTTGATAGCATCTGTCTCTCTAGTAATATCTGCGTGGATTCTGTCAATCTTTTCAAACAAAACCTGATCGATCTTGTCTTGCTTGTCCAGTTTTTCATTGTGTACAGCAAGAAGTTGACCCATCTTTACAGAGTTTTCCTGTAATGTGTCAACTACTTTTTCTAACCTTTCTAATATTGCAGAATTAATGTCAGACATTATACGCCTAGTGCTGTTTGTCTCTTGTCCCAGTAGAATTTGATTACTTGATTAGGGTATAGTCGTGTGATTTTAATCTTGTTATGCACCTCAGGTCTGTAGATCTTTCTGAGTTGTATCTTTATTTCTGACGGTGACTTACCGTACAAAACATATGAATCGATTCCATCGAAATGAATAAGGTAAGGGATGATGCTGCTATCTTTTTGATAGTGACTTGCTTCTTCTCCTATTCCTACGTTAGTTACAACGTGTCCTTTGGGTTTATACTTTCTCTTCTTGACTTTCTTTCCCCCTAGCATGGGGTCATACCCTGCAACAGGACCACTAGCAGCAGCAGATCCAGAGAATCCACCGTTGCCTGCACTCATTGTTGGGGCATCTTCATTAATCATTGATTGACGTCAAGGTATCGTATACATCCATATCAATATCCACATCGTTAAATGAGCCTGCATTGATTTCTGGATACCTATCTAAAAATATTAGAAAGGTTTTAAGTATAGACCAATACTCACGCTCAAGCTTATACATTAGCAACGGTATGGTTGCCTCACCAAACACATTGAATAGTATAACCAGATGGTTGATTATTAAGTTTGTACGTAATGTCCCAGTCTTTAAGTATCTTTTAAGCAGTCGCTTAAGATATTTGAATTTCTTCATGTCTTCCATGAAGTCATCCACGGTAACCGATTGCGGATTACTATAGTGTTTGATTGCAAACAGCAAGTGATTCTTATCGGTTAAACTTTCAAAACGCATTACGAATCAGGATTTTCCTGATTTTATTTATCAGCTTCCGAATGTAAGAGTTGCGGATCCGTTAGTGATAACTTCTTCAGCACCCTTAGAGGTGTTAACAACACATCTATATTTCTGTCCGTCCAACGCATTGCTTGAAAGTCCACTATATGCAAGAGTTGCAGTGGTGAAGTTTGCGTATGTAATACCTGTGTCTGTGTTGGCAGCGATGTCAACCCATCTAACAGTAGCACTTGCAGTCTGTCTCTGCCACTTGTAAGTGATGGTGCCAGACTGATCAACTGTGGCAGCAACTGCGAATGTCCCTGCTCCACTAGATGAAGTAGAGTTTGCAGGTTGTGTGCCGATAGTGATTGTTTCTTGGACGTCTGCTACCACTGTATCGTCTGCGTCATCGCCAGCCGCGGCTGCGGTAGCGTGAGTAAATGCGAGACACTCTGCCTTATGACGTGTGTCACCATTGTATGTGGTGTATGTGCGATACAACCACCAACCAGGACCAGTGATACCTCTAGACTTGTTTGCTGCTTTAGTTCTCTCAGTCTCGTCAACAAATACGAGCTGATAGTCAGAGATGCTATCGCCACCCTTGATAACGTACTCTGCTACTGCCTTAGGAGGAGTCCTTCTAACGGCATTTGCTGCGGTGATTGTTGCAGTAGATCCTGCATACACCTTATGAAGCTCTAGAGCAGTTGCTGACGTTACTTGTTTTACAATGTAAGCGACACCAGAGATCTCCAACACGTCACCTACTTTGACAAGGTTGTCAGAAGCGTCCGTGAAGTCTCCAGAAGTTGTTACGGTGGCATCTCCATTGGTTACACCAATGTTTGTGCCCATTGCTTTCGCATCGAGTAGTCCAAATACAGCCATTTTTCTCTAGTAGCGGGGTGGTATCATCTATATGTTATTTATATAACTTACTCCTTTGCAGCCAAAGCTTCCTTCACTTTCTCAAAGAGAGCGTCATCTGCTGTGGTTTTAGTAAGTTTTACTGCCTTTCCGATGATAAGGAGACAGATATCGATAAGTTTTTCGCCCAATTCTGCGTCGTCAGGAATCTTAGCGACTGCTGAATCAATTACCTTATAGGCAAGGGGCATTAGAAAGCTCAACATAATTCTATAAACAAGGGGTACCTTATTTATAGCTTTTTATATTCAGTAGGCTCAAGTCCAGCTTGTTGTGCATCATGTTGTTGTGTTAAAGAGATCATCTTTTGTCTCATTCTCTCTTTAATAACAGCCTTTGCTGCTTTATCTTCTTCGTCCTCATGTGGAATCACATTGCCTTCTGCATCAGTCTGATGATGCTCCTTCTTTACTTCATGAGGCTCATAGCCAATGCCATCACCATCGTCGTCCCACCAACGTTTGACTTTACCTTTGGTTTTGCCTTTGGCATTTTTCTTAGCAGCTTCTTTAAGACTATCTATAGATGCCTTAACGCTGTTTCTTAGTGCTTCTTTCATAAGATCTTCCTTCTTTGGATTAACTGTAATACCTTTCTTAGTAACAGTCTTGAGACCACTTTTCCTATCAACAGTTTTGCTTGTAGGTTGCATCAAATGTCTCCTTTAATGTTACTTCTCCAATCGTATCTGGACTGTTCTCCCAAACGTTTTGCGAGTTTGCCAGCTCCTTTGGAGACTAAACGAGATCCTTTACCAACAACTTTCTTGATACCTTTCTTAAGAGCAGATCCGAATTTCTTCAAATTCTCTTTAGTCTTTGATCCGTCACCACCAGATCCAGAAGATCCAGAGGTTGTTGTTGATCCACCACCACTAGTAGAAGACGAGGAAGATGATCCTGCATCCTTAGGTGGAGTGTCACTCATTGTGGAAGAGGTAGATTTGCTAGATCCAGATGAGGATGTCCCAGTCTGGGTCGATTTGTAACCGTCTTTGGCAGCAGAAGCCATTTTGCCTGCTGTATTTTTTGCCATGCCTGCAGCTTTACCTGCATACTTAGCACCCTTAACGGCACCTTTAGCAACTACTTTAGCAGCAGTCTTAAGACCTGCCTTGATACGATCCTTGAGGGATGGTTTACCTGCAGGTGCTGCTGATTCCTTCTTCTTCTGAGGTGCCTGCACTGCAATATTAGGATTTGCAGAGTGCTGACTTGGTGCCTCAGTAAGAAGCTCCATTGAATCAATAAGATCGATTGCCTCATTGAGCAATGGTTGATCCAACTCAAGAAGAGTCTCTACACAGATGTCATGGATCTCATCAAACGTTAGATCCTCATACTCTGGTAGACACAATGCTTCTATCATTGCATCAAAACTTTGGTTACTTTCTACGTTAAGTGTCTTGGGGTAATCTTTATCACCAGGTTTTGCAGGTTTCTCGCCTCTCTTTCTCTTGGCGTGAATGTTATCCCACAATCCTTTCTTACCCTCAGCGACCTCATCTTCTTTAACGCAGTTAGGGACTACCTTTCCTCCCTTTTTCTTGGTGCCTTTAGCCTTGTATCCGTCCCAACAAGTAGACGCACCAACATTCTTACGAGCCTGTTTCATTGACTCATGCAGGTCATCGAGATCAACACCCACTACCTGCTCTTTAGCAATGACACCGATATCAACTGCATCCTTTGCAGTCTTACGACCGTCCTTACCCATAACAACATAGCGTCCGTCTGCCTTACGACCAGTGACTAGCATCTGATCTCCACCAGAGGTGACGACTCTACCTACATTCTTGTCACGCTTAAACTCCATCTTCTTCTTAGCAACTGCTTCCTTTTCAATAGGAAACCCGCCATAACCCTCAACGATAGGCTCCCATGAGTCCATTACATCGATTGCTTTCTCAGCACCCTCTTGTAGATGCTTAGTCAGTTTGTCTACAGTGCCAGTCTCTAGTGCATGGAAGATTTTTCTCTGCTCTAGGAAGGAATACTTCATGAGTGCAGCAGACACTTTGATATCTAAAGTCATTGCTTTACTAAGTTGGTCGTCAAGAATGTATTATTATTTAGTCTTAGACTTCTTTCTAAAGTCACTAAATTTGATTGTCGCTTGTCCAGGTGTCATGTCTTGCACTGCTTTACGGTATGCATCTGTGCCTACTTTCCATGTATTACCACTACCATCGTCTGCAGAATAGTTAGATTGATCTTCTCTCTCAGTGATGTGCTGTAACCATGCACGGTGCTCATTGCCATCTGGCATTCTGAATATTACATAATTAGTGCCACGATGCACAACATGTCCTGTAAGACCTGTGTCATCATGCTCTACTAGTGCACCCACCTTGAAGATGTGGTTAAGCATATAGTAGTCACGGAAGTTTTCGTAGTCTAGTTTAGGTGCATATTCCCATACAGATTCATTCAACCACTCATGTAGTCCTTCACCCTTCTTAGGTTTCTTACTCTTAGGTGGTGGGGTCATACCCTTAAGGACATCTGCCATCAGTTGTGCACTGTGTTTCTTGCTGATACCCTTTGGCATTCCACCATGGAATGAATCATGATCATTACCTTGTGCATGTGCACGCATCTTAGATGCTGACATGGTTTCGATAGGATCGTCGGACTTGTCGTCCCTAGCACCTGCTGATTTAATATTGATAGATTTGAAGTCGTAATGGACTCCGTTGTATTTGTTTGCTAGTGTTTCAAATTCTTTTACTCGGTCATCACCGACAACCATAGTAACATGAGAATGACCTTCGTCATTCAAGTCTCTAAGGATGTCAAAGATATTACGGTGTGCCTCGTTATTTTGGATCTTGTCCTTGTGATGTGGAAACATCTTTCTCATGTGACCTACTTTTTGGTCTGCTGAGAGGGGGTTTTTCTTGTGGTCTTGGGATCTTGATGGGTAGATTCTATAGTTTCCAGAGTCTCCTCCGTAAGATCTAACAGCATCGAGTAACTTACCATGGCCAGCATGAGGAGGGTTAAACCTGCCAAAAGTAATTGCAACGTGGGGGTCATCTGGTTGTTGATTCTTCTTTGCACTGGAAGATTGACCCTTTGCGGACGCTGAGGGTTTCTTTGTCTTTGTGTCTTTTGCTTCTCGAATAAAATCTAGAAAACGCATTAGCCCCAATCTTTTGCTACGGTGAAGTTGGCACGACTAAATTCAAGTCTGTCAACGAGTTTGAGTGCAGTGCCATCTTTAATAGCAACAAACCCTTCTGGACTTGTTACACGATAACCTGTCTCGGTTTCGAGGAAGGTGCCAACACCTTCAATCTTTTTCAGTTTATTTATAACCATATTCTTAGCGTCCATTAGGTTACGGAAACCTGCTAGAGCAGCGAACATAGTTGTCTTGTTACTATTTAGGAAAGAAATAGAGTCTGCACGACGCTTCTCCCATTCTTTCTGTGACTTCTCAGTCTTTTTCTTGATGATTTCCTTCTTATACCTGTCGTTTAGGAAGGTTTCAAACCCCTTTGCCATACCCATAGAGGTAGTAGGGATCTTTCCACTACGAATAACTTGGTTGAAGTAGATCTTAAACATAGATGCAGGAGAGAAACTACTCTTATCCTTTACTATGACGTCAAGAAACTTACCACCAGACTTAAGATTGCTCTTTGCCTGCCTAATAGTATTGTTGATCTGATTTCTCTCACTAATCGTTAGGTTGGCAATACCATTCACGTTTTGGAATGTCGATGAGAATACAGCAATGTCTTTGACCTTCTGTAAACCAGAT